ATGGTTTAAGGGCATCATATCCGTATTGAGAGTACACGCATGGAACATCCAGATCATTCCAATAGCTCGGCCAATCCGGTTGCATCCGCCATAGATCATAAGGGAATATCCCGATCCATTTAAACTTCTTTGCGTCACGCGCCTGCTTTATAGCGTTCCACGCCGGGACATATCTCCAAAAATCAATGCCGACCATGCAAAGGATTTCAAAGTCTGATTCTCTTATGAGTGATACTAATCGTTGATTCCCCCATTGATTATTTTGCGATGAACCCGCAACAATTGAGAACGGCAACGGATTAAACAGCGTTGTTGATGGGCTCACTTCCGGAACGACAAAACAGGCCGGTTTATACCTGTCCATGTCAAGTTGCCCTAGCATGGCGGCCAGCATGTTTGAATTTCCGCTTGTTGAGAGAGGGTTTTCACCCACAAATAAAATGCGCTTCATTTAATTCCTCCATTGAGGATTGGTTTAACGGTTGTCTTCCTCCACCGTTAAGACATCTATTCCAGGGTAACGCCGTTGCTCGATTCTTGATACCATTTGATACTCGCCACTTGCCGGCTGCCACCTATCCAATACTTGTGCGCCTACAGAATGCGGCAGAAGAACCTCATCACGATTCAAGCCCATCAATCCAAGCTGCTGATCTGTTTCGAGGTCATTTCCATAAAGTGACGCAACCTGCATCGCATCGCAGTTATCCTTAATTACTTCCCACTCCGTCGCCTTGTGGTACAAATCAGCGGGATCGTCCCATGTTTCACCGCTTGGCCTGAGCAATTCACCGCTGGACACGTTGCATTTGTATAGGACACAGTCATAGTTGGTAATGCCGTTCTCAAACAGTTCAGGAAGTTTGTTCGTCAAAAGAAATCTTATCCCGGTTGGAACGAATTCTACGACATCCCCGGTCTCAGCTTCTGTGTCATAGGCAACCAGGCTTCGACGAAACGCCTCTATGGTTAGTGGCTTTGTCACTTGGCTGCTGAATTCAAGAAGGCCGTACTCTCCAGAGATGATACCCGACTCCCTAATGATATGGAATTCGGACCCCTCCTCAGAGATTGCTTCTTTTATGTCATCACCGACACTCATGCCCGCTCCGAACAGTTTAAG